TCCAGGCCAAAGGCGGTGCCGTCTATTTCCAGCAGCTGGATAAGCTGGCCCGGCTCCAGCTGCTGTATGTCCTGTGTAAAGCTCATATTCAGCCCATAAAAAAAGGCCGCCTGAGCGACCCTGTTTCCGGAGAGAGGGGTTAAGGCGCAAAGGCCTGTTCAAAGGTGAAAGCAATTTCGGCAAAATTACCGTTGATGAATTTAGGATTGATGGAGTCAGGCTTCACCCGATAGAGGTGCTTTTCGCCCCAGGGATTAGTCCACCAGAAAGAAGAAAGCACGTGCGCTTTCAGAAACGCCCGCAGCGCCAGCATGTCAGCTTTATTTCCATTGCAGGACAATGCCCATAATTCCACAGCCGTATTTATACCAGCGCTGGCCACCTGTTTATATCCGTCACCAAACTGAGCCTGAAGCGTAGCGACGCTCAGCTGTTCGCTGGCCTGCACCTGCGGACACCAGTTAAATGTGTCGATTACCATAAATTAACTCCTGTAAAGCAGCCCGCCGGGCGACATTTCTTTCCTCAGCCTGTCGGTAACAGTGGTCTGAACGATCGCCTGTAATTGCTTCGCCGTGCTGGCTGTATTGGCGCTGCTGACGCTTCCGGCCCCGCTGTCCTGCATAATCGTGACAGGTGCATTAACCTGAATACCGCCCATGCCGTTACCGGTAGCCGCATTTACGCCGGAGGAAAAAGCGTTGATGCCCGCCGTGCCGCCTACCACGCCCCCGCTGGCATAGCCTTTCATCATGCTGTACAGGTTGGATACGCCGATCCGGTCAGTGGCTTCTTTGGTGAAGACGAATTCCCCCCGGTGCACAATACCGGCCGGATCGAATTTCCCACCGGCACCGGTAAATCCGCCGCCGTCATAGGCACTGAAGCTGGTCGGCATTCCCATCGCGCCGGTACCACCCGCTGCCCCTGCCGCACCCGTAGCGGCACCGCCGATACCGCTTGCCAGCCCGCCAAATATACCGGACAGAGCAGATCCGCCCGCCGACTGAAGCGAGTTCACAATCGCCATCTGTAGCGCCACTTTGGAAATCATCTGCAGAACAGACAGCCCCCAGCTTTTCCAGTCGGCCTTACTCCCTGCCAGTCCTGCCGCCATGTTATCCAGCGCGCTGTCCATGGTAGAGGTAATCCCCTGCGAAACCGTGCCGGAGATATTGCTGGCGCTTTCGAGCCAGTTTTCATAGCCACGCGAAACGCCGTTTAACCAGTTCGACTCTGCCGCAGCGGTAGCCTGATACTTCTTATCAAGAGCGTCAAGCGCCTGCTGACGTGCTGCAATTGCCTGCGTATTTTTATTCCCGCCTGCCTTATCGAAAACACGATCGATCTGCTGCTGTTCGTTGAACCGGTCACGCTGGCGATCGCCCATGCCCGCAGTTTTCGTCGTCAGCGTGGCATCATCCTGGTATTTCCTCGTAGCATCTTTAAGGTCTTTTAGTGCATCAGCCATTTCGCGCTGCTTGCGCACTGCCTCATCTGCTTTTTGCGTCCATCTGGCCAGAGCAACCGCTCCCGCCTCTATAGATTTGCGCTGCTCGTCGCTCCACTTCGTCCCGTTCTCATGTGAAGCGGCATAAAGGTCAGCGGCTTTTTCTCCCTGAGTAGCTCTGACGCGCTGAACATCCGTGGCAACACTTAGATCGGCAATCTTACGAGAGTACTGCTCTGCCGTCTGCGCAGCCTCACGCGCTGCTTTCTTCTGGGCGTTGGTTGCGGCAGTGTCGTCCTTTTTAGCCTGGGCTGATTCGGCATCCTTTTTCGCTGCCTGGTCTTTGTTATAAACGTACTGCGTATACAGCGCGCCGGTAAGCTTCAGATCGTCGGCTTCATACTGATGCTGGGCGTGCAGTTTTTGCAGTCCTGACATGCTGGCCAGCTCGTTATCACGTCTGGCCTTTTCCAACGCGGTCGTCTGCTGGGGAGTGGCCTTTGCCAGTGAAACAACCGGCCCGGCATACTGCGGCGGCGTGGCGCTACCGGTGGTGCTCATTGAGCGATTGAGGAGATCGTAAGCGCCTTTCAGAATCGAAACGGCACCCGCCTGCTCAATGGCTTTTTTCGTAGCCAGCTCGCTGGCGTCATTCACCAGCTTTTGCGTGGCTTCGACTTTGGCCGCTGCCTGCTCACGCTGGTAATCCAGCCTGCTGAGCTGATCGGTGGCTTCCTGCTGCCGTTTCGTCAGCTCTTCTGCCGTCATAAGATTATTGATGCGCGCCAGCCAAGGGTGCTCATCGTACTGCTTTTCCATGTCCTGCATACCGCGAAGACTGTCGCGCGTTCTGCGGATCTGCTCGTCGATATCAGCCAGGTCTTTTTTCTGCGCATCCAGCGAGCCGCGCGCGTCGGCAGAAGTTGATCGCAGGCCGGCTACCGACATTTTTTGCAGCTTGCCATTAATGGCATCAAGGCTGTCAGCGAAACCCACGGCCTCGTTATGCACCTGCTCCATGTGCTGAGATACGCCGTAGAGCGCGGTGCCTGCGGCGATGATGACGCCAGGCCAGCCGCCAAGGATCCCCAGCACGCCGCCGCCAAGCCGTGACATCACTGATGCCGTTTCCGTCAGGCGTCCGGCTGCCGCACTCCTGCTGGCAATGGACGCGTTAAGCCCGGCCTGGGCGGCCGTCAGCTGACGTTCTGCCGCAATCTGCGCCTCTATGCCGGATGCCGCCGCCCTTGCCTGTTGAGCGCGGTAAACAGCCTGCCTCGCCGTGGCAACGCTTACCTGCGTGCCGCGAACCTGCGCTTCTGCCAGCGCGACCTCGGCGGCCGTATTGGAGATAACTGAAGCGGTCGCCGTGGTAACGCTGGAAACCATGTTTCCGAAATATCTGGCCACGCCCAGGCCGACCAGCGCGCCTGCCACATTGGCAACGGTATCAATGTTTTTCGCCAGGCCATCCAGCACGCCTGACAGAGAGGACGAGGCGCCCACGGCATTGTTAGCGCCACCGACCCACTGCATAAAGGCGTTTTCCACCTTCTGAGCCGATCCGCTGATTGAGGCCGGGAGCGTGTCGAACTCCTTGCGCAGCTGCTCAACGTTGGTCAGCAGCGGCACGATTTTATCGGTGGTCAGCTCGCCGTTGTTGGCCATGTTGCGCAGGCCGCCAATGGAAGTATGCAGGCCGTCCGCCAGAAACTTAGCCAGCCGCCCGCCGCTTTCCATAATGGCGTTGAATTCCTCACCGCGCAGCACGCCCGATCCCAGCGCCTGACTGAGCTGGGTAATGACCGAACTGGCCTCTTCCGTGCTTGCGCCGGACAGTTTCAGCGAGGTTGCCACGGTCTCAGTGACTTTCGCCACGTCCGCAGACGCATAGCCCGCATCGCGAAGGGATGAGGCAATACGGCTGTAAAGGTTGGCGTTGGCTTCAAACGAGGTGCCGGTGCGCTGGCTGATGGTCATCAGCGTTTGCTGTGAATTCGCAAAATCATCCGCTGAAGTCGACGCCAGGCGCAGGCGGCCGCTGAGCTGGTTCCACGTGTCCGCATAATGGATCAGCTGACTGGTAGCAAAGGCGCCAGCGAAGGCGCCCGCCATGCCGGTTGCGGTAGAGCGGACGGACGCCAGCTGAGAGTTAAGCTCGCCCAGCGATCGCTGCGTTTCCCGCGTGGCGGCAGCCGCCCGGCGCCCGCCCTGCTCCATGGTTTTATAGTAATCAGAGCCCATCCGCGACGCGCGCGCAATCTCGGACTGAAACGAGCTGGAATTTGCCGAAATCTTGATAATAAGTTCGCGCAGCGTAGCCATAAATCACCCTGTTTGTGTTGCGCTAACCGGACAGCGCAGCAAAGAAATCTTCAAGCCCGCCACTTTCCTCGACCGGATCGGGCTCGCGCCACTGGAGCAAAACGTCTTCCATTTTGACCTTCGCACCCTGCGAGTTAAGAACGGCGGTGGCGATCTGGGCGGCCTGAATGTCGCCGCGCCGGTCGCTGATGGGGTTCACCCTGTCGTATTCAATCCACATCCGGAGTTCGCTGGCGGTCAGCGTCTCATTCAGCTCATGGAGGGTACGCCCCAGCCGCAGCGCCAGCGTCATCAGAAAGAAAGTGCCGGGCTCTTTTACTTTGCCTCTGCGGCCGCCTGTGACGTGCTCAGGTCAAGCGCCTGCTTAAGCAGCCGGGCATGTACCGGGCCATAGATATTTTCAATAAGCGGCTTGTCCTCAGCGGCAAATACCGGCATATCTTCTTCATCGAGCAAAACATCGATAAACAGCACCACGTCGGCGCTTTTGTTGCGCAGCGCGCGCTCGGCGGCAGTGAGTGTTTCCTGCTCGCCTTCCGGGTTGGGATTAATGATCTGCTGCCATTCCAGCCAGGCCTGACCTGACGGCTCGCGCAGTTTTACGCTGGTATTTTCCCATTCAGGAACGGTGATAACCTTGCTGCGAAATCCGGCCATAGGCGCCAGCGCCAGCGCGCGTAAAGGGTTAGTTGATGCCTTCTTTGCCATTTAATTACTCTCTGACTGATGCGGGAGAAAGCGGCCT